TCTTTCGGCTAACTATTATGATGATAGCACTTTAAATATTATTGATAATGGTTCACATTATCTTATTTGGAATTGATTTTACGCTTAATAATTGTTTCACAGGGCAGTCCCCCAACTGCCCTATTTTAAAAACCAAAATCATGACACCAGAAGAAAGACAAAAAGCAATATCAGAGGCATTTTACCATATAGCTATTTACGCTATGGTAACACACACTCATTCACGCGATGGAATTCATAGACTTGAATATATGATGAAAATAATAGATGAGATACCTATTGTGAATGATACAGATTACAATAATTTTAATCATAAATATTACAAAGGTATTTTAGAAGATGCAATTAAAATGAATAAAGAGTTTAACGAACCATTTACAAAACTATGAACGATACAAACTTAATGGTGATAAACTACCTAAATGATGTTTATCACATAAAAGATACCTCCGTCGAAGGTGTAGAGAAAGCAATAGATGATATTTTTAATTTTGAAAATATTATGCCTCAATACAAATCTTTGTTTAATAGCCTAATGGTTGAAGCTATTGATTTTGATTATGTTAGCGAAAGATTAACTTTTATAAAACTTAGAGATAAATTAGAAGCAGAATAATGGAAGTAGCGAAAATTGGGATAACTCCCGCACAAATTGAAACTTTAGCACAAGCAGGTGTTATTCCTGCAGGAACCCCAGCCGCACAGGTTGAGGTATTTGCCGAAAGTTGCCGTCAACACGGTTTATCTCCATTTAAAAAGGAGATTTATTTAGTGGCATATAACAGCCGAGACGGTATGAAATACCACACGATTGTAGGCATAGACGGTTTACAACAAAAAGCCGCGCGCACTGGAAGGTTTGCAGGAATAGATGAAGAGCAATATAACAGAATGTCAGATGGCACTTATCAAACATCTAGCCAACTAAAAGCCGCAAAAGAAATGCCTATTTCCTGCACTGTCACCGTCTGGGCTATTGTTGGAGGGATTCGCTGCCCATTTACCGCGACTGTTTTATTTGCGGAGTATTACCCTGCCGTTTCATCGGGAAAAGATAGCTATTCAAAAGCCGCAACCATGCCATTTAACATGATTGCAAAGTGCGCTAGGGCAAAGGCTTTAAAAATTGCTTTTAGTGATGAACTTTCAGGACTACACATTGAAGAAGAAAAAGCGGCTTTTGAGGATGCTACCATACAGGCTGCTGAAACAAAACCATGGCCATCGGTAAATGTCGATGAATTGCAAAATAAGCTACTTAGTTGTGGTACAATAGAAGAACTAACGCATTTATATAAATCAAATTTAGCTTACAAAGAACACGCTGCCCTATTTACCGAAATGGCTAACGCTATAAAAAACAAGCCAAATGAATGAAATAACCCATCTTAGTTTTTCGAGATTAAAGGCTTTGTCTCATTCTCCATTATGCCTTAAAAGATATATTGAGCAGACTAGAACATCTACTAAAGCAATGGATGAAGGTACTTTACTTGATTGCCTTTTATTTGAAGAAGAAACATTTCATGATAGGTTCTTTATTATGCCCGAAGGTGTAAAGAAGCCTACTATAGCACAAATAAACGCTAAAAAACCATCGGCCGAAACTTTAGAGCAAATAACTGTTTGGGAAGAAATACAATCAAGAATAGGCAAAAGAATTGTAATTACACAGGATCAATACGACGATAGCGAGTTAATAGCTGAATGTGTACGCAATAATAGTACTGTTGTATTTCAGGGCTTACTTCATCCGGATAACTTTAAATTTCAAGTAACCACCGATTTCTTTTACAAAGGATTTAAACACAAAGGAATTAAAGATGCTGAAGGTTTAGATAGGAATGGTAAGCACGTTATTTGGGATTTGAAAAGAATGGGTGCGCGATCAGGCGAACAACTTGTAAGGTCGCAAATTAGGCACAACCAATACGACTTACAAGCTGCCATTTATTGCCATAAATATGACATTGAAAATATACCAGTTGACTACTTTATCATTGCGGTTGATAATGAGGGATACGTTACTCCTTTTAAAATTTCCCGTGATGCCAGGGAAAAAGCCCGATGGCAATGGCATAGATTAATCGCAGCCGCCCATAGAGTAAACATGGAAGGTATGGATATGGGCCCAGAATTTTGGGGAGATAGTGAAGGATTTTTTGATTTTTAAAATAAATTAAAATGACAGAGCAAGAAGAAAAATTAATATCCATTGAGTATCTTTTAGATATTATTGAAGATTTATTAAACGATAAATACCCTTATGATTTGTCAATATTATCTGAAATTTCTATAAATGCAAAAGCAAAATATGAAAATGAATTGGTAAAATCATTTGAAGAGGGAATGAAATATACCGATGGAATAATAAACGACGAAAGATTCCCATTTTAAAAAACTATCATGAAAGAGTATAATAGTAAGATGTTAGAAATTAAGGCTTTTTGTGAAGAGGTTAACGCCTGGATTAGCACAGCCCCATCTGCTGAAATGCTAGATGAATGTGACGAATATTTAAGACAATTATCTGCTTATTACTCTCGCTATACGGTTATATCTGGCATGAACGAAAGTATTTATTCTTATCTAATGATGACTTGCATTCGTGATATGCCAGTGGAGGAGTATAAAAGAGTTAAACACTCCTCCACATTAACCGATTTTTACGTTAAAGGGAAATATCCGAAGGCTACGGCGATATTCGAACAATGTCGGGCGGTAAAGCAACTTTTACTTACAACCAGTGAACTTTACCGAACTTTAATGAGTTCGTTTCGTCAAGAAAGAATATTGGTCGGTCACATGACTACATAAAGATATTTGCAGACCTCGGGTTTAGGTGAATGTTATTTTGCCCAGATTAGACATTTCTTTCCACCTAAATGCGTCAGAGGATGAATTGGCAGCCTGGAAATAGACAGGCAAATAGCAAGGAGTTGTATTGGAGGCATAAGGGCTCTATTTGTTGGTTCAAATCCAGCTCACTGAAAAGTGATAATGTAAATGGTAACAATGAGTTTTGTTTGTAGGTTCGATTCCTGCCCTTGCTACAAAACTGATACCTAAGTGATTGACACAAAAAGCTATTGTGTAAAGTATTGGCAGCCTGGAAAGACAGGCAAATTTGGCAAGGTGGCGGAATTGGTGAACGCAGTGTATGGGTCGCAACCATTGGGATTACTTGTTCCAACAAACAAACAAGTTTGCAGGTTCGAATCCTGCCCTTGCTACAACTAAGGTAGAAATATGAGAATCCTGAATTGTACACAAAATATCCATATTGACAGCACGGAAAGACGGCACTTTTAAACCATATCGTTGACGTCAACAAGATGCTATTTATGAATGAAGTTGAAAAATTAATAAGAAAAACAAATGAACAAAGGGTTAGGGAATTAATGATAGCTTCTGGCAGAAATCCAGATTACGACGAAAACAAGGCATTTAGGACAAATGAAAATAAACTACGTTACGACCTTTGCCCAGCAATAGCGCAGAGGGAATATGCGAAGGTTTGGACTGAAGGATTAAAAAAATATCCTGCCGGTAACTGGGAGAAAGGTTTTCCATTCTCCGTTGTAATTGCCTCCGCTATGCGTCACCTGGAAGCCATGCGACTTGGTGAAATGATTGATAAAGAAAGTGGGCTTTTGCATTCCGCGCACTTGATGGCTAATGCTGCAATGCTTACAGAGTTTTATTTTACACATCCACAATTAAATGATTTACAAAAACAAATAAAATGATTTTAGCACCTAAGGTAAAGGCAAAAAAGTTGATTGCTTATTATACAAAATTAATTGAGGCATTTGAAGTTTTTGAAGATGAATTACTATTAATTATTTTAGCTAAAAAATGCGCTGAACATTCAGTTTATGAAATATTAATTGTTATGGAAGTAAAAGGTGACGTTGATTTATTTAATTATTGGAAAGAAGTTGAACAAGAAATTCAAAACTTTAAAATATAACAAAATGATTTTAACAGACAAAACCATCATTGACGAAATCGCAGCTAAAAACATCGTCATTGAACCATTAACTCTTGATAACATTGGCACAAATAGTGTTGATTTAACGCTATCAAAAACTTTGTTAATGTACACCGACCATGTTCTTGATGTCAGGAAAAAACCCCAAACGGTAGATATTATTATTCCTGAAGAAGGCATGATTTTGCAACCAGGTATCCTTTATCTTGCATCAACTGTCGAATATACCGAAACCTTGCGCCACGTTCCAATAATTCAAGGCAAATCGAGTTTAGGAAGGCTTGGGTTATTCGTTCATATAACCGCAGGTTTTGGAGACACGGGATTTAAAGGACACTGGACGCTTGAACTTGCTTGCATCCAGCCAGTAAAGATTTACCCAGGAATGAAGATAGCACAAATCTGTTATCACGATATTAGCGAAATGCCTTACACCGATTATGCATCGAAAGCAGATGCAAAGTATAAAAATCAGGGAAAAGATCCTGTAGCCTCAAAAAACTATTTAAACAAATAGCCATGACAGAAAAGCAAAGGGATAAATTACACGAACTTAATTTTTACGTTTGGTTTATGGTATCAGTATTTATGGGCTTAGGTCTATTTGCCGATTTGATTTATTTTTTAGTAAACAAATAGCCATGACACCAGAGGAAAAAAAAGCTCGGAAATCGGAGTATATGAAAAAATACTACCAAAACATGAATGATTATCAAAGGGAAAAAAGGCGATTAAAAAATCTTGAAAACAAAAAAAGGATATACCATGAAAATAAAACAACCTGCAAGAATGAAAATTACGACAAACACAAATCATATAGGTTGAGAAATGCCGAGAAAATAAAGGCTTATCAAGCCGAATATCGTAAAAAACAAAAACAAAAAAAAGAATCATGCTAACCGAAAATGAAAAACAAAAATTAGGTAAAGACATTGCCCTTATTATTGTAGCCGCTGGAGGGTTGTTAACTCTTGCTTATGCCATTTACTTTATTATTGACACTTTAAAAAAATGGTACTGATGTATTGGGAAATAAAATGGAAGTCAGGCAGAATAATCACCAACGCCCCGACGGTTGAAGAGGCTATAGAAAATTTTAAGAAGCTAAGAATTGAGGTACCGGATAAAGAAATTTCCATTAGTAAGTTTAATAAGTAATTAGTTGTTAAAAGTCTTGTTTTTAATCCCATATCTTTCGGTATGGGATTTTTTTTTAAATAAATACATAAATATTTTTTTATATAATTATTTATACATATTTTTACAAAAGAAACAAAAAAACATTTTTATTATCACTAAATTTTAACAAATGGAAAAGCAAATTTTTACAGTTATGTACTTCGGCAACGCTAAAATCTATCAAGATTTATGCGAAGAAGTGGCCGCCTATTCTAAGAGGCACGCTGTTGAAAAGGTTTATGCCAAAATGCGTAACGAAGATTATTTCCCAGATGATTTCTTCCTATGGGGAGGGCTTGTTAAGGATTGCGACGGCAATGTGATTGCAGATGCAAGCGACGAAACTATCGAGTATGATGGAGGTCATTTTTATGCAGAACTAAAAATAGTTGAATAATGAAAGAGCCAATAATTGAGACATACGTCCCACAAAATAAAAGGCTGCCTTATCAGGTAGCTGCTGGCTTAGGTGTTGCTTTTGTTATTGGATTGATTTATTCCCCAATAAATACTCAATACAATTACACTTCATTTGTTCCCATCATTCAGCGCGATACTGTTTACGTTCACAAAATTACGTCGTTAACTATTCAAAGTAAGGACGAAAAAAAAGAAATAAATGAAGAAGCCTACGGATCTCGTTCATACGGCTGGGAGGTGCGCAAGTTATCCGGTGAACAGTTAAAACAAACATTGGAAGGTAGAGGCTTTAGGAATTTAAAAGGAGTTGAAAGGGCGAAGCTTCGTCGTATATACCTTGCTTATTGCTATGAAAGTATGCTAATGAACGTACACCTTTTAACCGACTTCCCTATTTCAATGATTTATTCTTTTTTTATCATTGAGGCAACCAGTCAAGGGGTTGAAACAGAACTTTGGAGAAAGCACGCCAACGCTGGAGGAGTTAAGGCCCTTAAAGGTCATGGTACTGTAACCTACAAAACACGCGAAGTAATAAGAGGAAGAAACAAGTTTATCAGGGCTAAATTTATGAGTGCTGAATCAACAGAACAAGGGATGGAGTTATGGGCAGGTGTTTTAAACTCTGGAAGATACGCGGCTTGCAAGAAGGCAAATTATAAGATGAAAGGCATAAGGTTGTATGAATCTATTTGTAAATGTGTTTATAAATCGGGATACCACACCGACACCGATTACAAATTTAGAGCGTCGTTAATGGCTGAATACTGGCAAATCAAACGGGATAATTTTCCTTTAAAGAAAGATTACAATCAATTTTAAACTTAAAAAACCAACTAAAATGACAGAAAGTCAAGCAGAATTTATTAGTTCAATTTCTAGAAGTATTAAAGAGAAAGAATCGATTATAAAATCTCTAACACAAATTAATGGAGACATTGTCGTTTTTTCTCCATACGACACTAATAGGGTATTAATAGATGACATTAATTTCATAAGGCAACTAAAAGAAATTACTATTAACCATTACACAGAACAATTATCTTATTTAAAAGCACAACTAGAAAACTTATAAACCAATGGAAAAAAACTTTACGAATACTCAATTCAAATGGACGTTTGAAAGCATATCGGACAATATTCCTACTATTATGCTGATAACTATCCTTTTGACGTATGGCATAAATGCGTACTTAACTGCTATATTTTTACCCTTAGATTTTTGGTTGGCTATTATTGCAGCCTCTATTTTACAATTAGGACGCTTTGCCGTCGTTTTCATGGACTTCCTAAACCCGACTAAAGGTAGAAGTACTTACCCTCCTAAAATAGCATTAGGAGCGACGATTGTAGCTTTAATTGAAATATTCTTTGGATTACAAGAACACTACGAAGGTGGTGAATATATAACCATGTTTTTATTTGTTGGAACTATTATAGTTTTTGGCTATCTTTTGGAGATAAATTTCGTAGATAAAGGAGTAGAAGCCTACGGAATTAATGAACCAAAAATTATAAAGAGACGTAGAAAACGTAAAACGATTGTTGCAATAAACAACGAAGAAGTGCCTAAGAATTTTAAAAGAAACATTACTTCATTTCAATTATCAATGTTTTAATTATGGAAAAAGAATTTGTAAGCTATGGAATTGCTTTAAAACTTAAAGAACTTGGATTTGATGAGCCTTGTCTTACATATTATTATGAACTTACTAGTAACCTAAGAACACATTTAGCAATTGACATACGTAATGCCTGGACGTACTCGGGAAATAAAAAATTAGGATTTACTTTAGCACCATTATACCAGCAAGTATTTAAATGGCTTAGAAATAAGTATGATATAGATTTTAGTATTAATACGACTTATTCTAAGTATAATGAAAATACAATTAAACAATATAGTGGATTTATTGATACTAAAACTATGTATACCAATGTCGGTTTTTACGACAACTACGAAGAAGCTCAACTTGCAGGCTTGCAAAAAATGATTGAAATAATTAAAAACAAATGAGAACATACATAGGGGTTGACCCAGCAATAAGATTAAACGGAATGGCAGCCTGTTTTATTAAGCCAAACAAAGAGGTTGAATTTAAAAAATACAAAAGGTTTGTAGATTTTTTGGAAGATTCTTTTTACTGGCATATGGATTATCCAAACGCTGTTGTTTTAGTGGAAGATAGTAGCCTTCAAAATGTAACTTTTAACTCTTCCATTAACCGCGCGATCCTTTCTCGAATGTCCCGAAATGTAGGCATGAACCAAGCTGCTTCGCGAATAGCCTACGAATGGATTAAAGAAAATGGTTGCGAAGCCTACAATATTTCCCCAGAACAAAAGGGGAAAAAATGGGGAAAGGAAATATTTATGAAAGTCTTTCAAAATGAAGGCTACAAATTTGAACCAAATTTTAAAACAGCCAAAATAAGTCAGGACGAAATAGATTGTTTTACTCTTGCTTTAAAGGCTAAAAATTATCAAAAACATGAAAACAAATGGAAATGAACCAGCTTTTTCAAAAGCAGCTTATAATGATCCTTATTTTGGTCTTGATGCATCGAACGAAGGATTAACTAAACGTGAATATTTTGCAGCTATTGCAATGCAAGGAATAATAACTAATAAGGATGGACTTGATATTAAAATTGAAAACATTGTTGAAAGTGCGGTTGATGTAGCAGATGCTTTGATTGAAGAACTAAACAAAACAAAGACGAATGAAAAAAAATAATGAAATGATAGATGGCATTAGTGTTGCTACATGGAAAGAAATTGAAAAAATTTCTAAGCAATATCCAAAACCAATAAGATATGCCGAAGGTACGGTTGCAAAATTAACTATCCTTAAATTTTATCTTGAACCTTTAATGAAAGATGAAAGGCCACCAATGGATATGATGGAGCCTGGGAGAATGATAACCATAGCATACAAATTTTACAAAGAGTCAGACGGTGAAAATATTAGAAATTTATCGTTAACTTTATTAAATAAATTTATAAATTAGGTTGATTACGTTTGTTAATTAGTGGTAATATCGGGGTAACATTTGCGTTGCCCCCTTTTTATTTAAAAATTTACTAAACCTATTTTTGTTGCGTATTCAAAAACAGCTCTAGCGTGACACAAAGCTATTTTATTTTGAAAGTCTGTATCAAACATTAATTTCGCATCGTGATAGTTGGTAAAAAAACCATTTTCAGACAAAACCGAAGGCATATTAGTTTGCGTTAAAACGTGAAATTTAGCTTCTTTGTCGTGATCCCCGTCGGTTGTATCAGGCCTAAAAACCCAATTAGGAAATTTTGATTTTACCTCTTTAAATAAAATTTCTGCGTAAATATCGGATTTGGTTTGTCCTGGGGATGTAAACACCTCCCATCCTCTAGCACTTTTATTTTCCGCTGCGTTTCCGTGAATACTTAAATATAAAGATGCTTTATAATTTTTAGCCGCAAAGTTTGCCTTATTTACTCTTTTGCCTAATGATGTGTCTATTATTTCATCGTAAACCTTCATTGTAGTAAAGCCCCAATCGTTTAAATATTGTTCAATATATTGCACAACTGCCCGATTAAAAACACCCTCAAAAAACCATCCATACGAATGGAAAGTGCCATTATTGTGTTGCGCACATTTAGCAGGATAGGTTGTGTAACCATTAGGTAATTTTACTTTAGGATTTATACCTCCATGACCAGCATCTAAAAAAATACAAAATTCATTTTTATTCATAATTTACAATTTTAAAGGGAGGCATAAATCAATATACCTCCCTGAAGCCGCATAAGGTAGCGAATCGTCTGCGCCTATAACTTAAATCCGATTAACGAAAAAGCTGCGGAAATCAAAGAAAATTTGGGAGGCAAACTCACCGAAATCTCCTTCCCAGCACATTCGCGTGATGTCTCCTTAATTTTGTCCCAAATGATTTGAGCAAGTTTAACATATTCTCGCCATGTAAATTTGATTTTGTTGTTTTCTAAATGCACTGAAATATCTTGCGTCAATTCCGCAAAATTGAAACTATAACAAGCCACATCGCCTAAAGGTGATTTTATTGTATCAGCACTTTTTAAGGCTTCTTTTAAATTAGTCTGCATATTATTTATTTTAACGATTAAAAAAACGTGTGATTAAAACGCCCAGATTTACACCCGTGATACGTTTTATATTTTCTGAAATGGAATATAACTCCACCGTTGCAATTAAAAACGCTGCCATGTATGTAATGTTAAACGGAAGGCTAAAAGTATTTCTTGCACCTTCGAAAATAAGAATAGCACAAAAATATACTACTATTTTTTCTATGGTACGGTAAAGTCCACGGCTATTTATCTTTTGCCCTTCCTTCTTTGCTGCAATGATTCCCGTAGCCATGTCAGCAAAAACAACGAAAACCGTAAATATTAAAAATCCCTTTATAGGAACGAAGAATGAAAATATCCATCCGCAACAAATGGCATACGTTATTTTCTCCCATCCAAGGTGCAAAAAGTTGATTAAGGTTGCTTTCATTATTCAAGTTTTATGAGCCTAACATTACCGTCCACGGTTGCAAATTTGCCGTCAGCAAACTTGTATAAGTCATATTTGATAGAGTTAAATGTAAAGGATATTTGATTAGTAAATGTGGCTAAAAGAAGGTTGGTTGATATCGTGTAAACTTTGCCGTTATCAGGATTGAAAATTAAACGCTTGTTTACATTTAACTCAATCTTACCATCAATGATTTCACCGTTAAAATTTAACTTCCAGTCACCAAGAAACTTTGCCGTGTCCCGTTGAGCCGTTGTAAAATAGACAGGCTTACCACTAATTTGAACGTGTAAATCATTGTAGTAATTAATCCTTTGCACCGCTTTGCCTTTAGTGATAATAGGCTTGGCATGAATAGCAATCGTGTTGCTTTGCCTTTCAGCATCGGTGACAAGGCTTTGAATGGCAGTTGCACTATCGCCTAATATTTGCTTTGATCCTGTGACTGTTGAATCAGACAAAGTAGTTTGCTGAATGATGTAATAAATACTATCTTTCTTTTGGATGTAAACAGTGTCTTTGACAACGTCTTGCGCAAAAGAAAACAAGGGAAGGAATAAAAATAGGTATCTCATTTTATTTATTTTCGAGGTTAATAATTCTTTGTTCAAGGGCTTTGATAAGGACTTGTTGCTCTTGTATGGCTTTGGTAAGGATAGGTATGAGTTTTACGCTATCCATAAATATATCACTATTTACTCCAGTACCAACCGCTTCTGGAACAATGTCATTTACATCTTCTGCAATAAAACCAATGTCATATCCTTCTCCAAATTTATATTTATCTTTATAATTAAATTTATAAGGTTTTAATAACAATAAATCATTTAAACCATATGGTAAGTTTTGGACATTATCTTTTAATTCAATAGATGATGACCTTATTAATACGCCATTTACATCTACTTGTACGTTTACTGGATTAGATGCGTTGGCTAAACCAAAAATTCTAATATCTCCATTATTTACAATTCTCATTTTTTCATCAGAGCCTGCTCTAATTCTTATATCAGTATTAGTAGTTGTTTCAAAAATAGCGAGGCCGCTTTGTGCGTTAAGTCGAAATTCTGCTGTATCGTCATTTGAAGAAACTATTATGGTTGCGTCAGTACCTTTAACTTGAAATTGATATCCAGGAGTCGTTGTACCAATTCCCAATCTATTACTACTTCTATCCCAAAATAATTGACCAGATGTATCAACACTTGTTCCATCACCATGCAAAATATATCCAGCTGGCATGGTTGTTCGATTTGTTCCCCCATTTGCCACAGGTAAAGTGCCCGTTAATCCCGATGTTATAGAACCACCAACACGCAACCATGCGTTACTTATTGCTTTTTTATAATGCCATATTATATTGGTAGTCGTATCAAGAACCATGTAAGCCATGGTATCAATGGAAGGCTTTCTTACTGTATCAGTTGCTGCCACACCTCGCCAAATAAGCCCATCGGCACTTGTCTGTTCTCCGAGCGTTATCTTTTGATTGCCATTGCTCGGATATTGTGCCAATGCAATGCAAGGCAAAAGGAAGAGGAAGAGGGAAAGGAGTTGTTTCATGTTTATTTTTTTTTAGTTTGCTTTTATAAATTTAAAACAAATACTGTAAATTGACCAGAAGCAGGATTTATAGAACCACTACTATAATTATTAAATCTTATTTTAACTGTATTAGCACTTGAAACCCATGCAGTATAATTAGTATTTGCAGGCGCTGAACCATCTGGAATAGCTAACATTACTGGATGAGAAACAGCCGCTCCTGTATATGAAACTGTTATATCGCTTGAGCTTTGCGCGCTTGTATTTGGAAAATCTAATGTAGCTAACACAAAACCTCCTAAATTTAATGTTCCGCTTGATAAATTTAAACCACTACCTAAAGCTATTTCACCTATAGCATTACTACTATTTACACCAATTATATGAGTTAAGGATGAAGTTGTTGCCATTGTACCTATGCTTGCACCGCCTGTCAATGTACTAAATCCCGTAATATTTAAAGCTGAACTACCATTAATATCTCCTGCAAATGTTTTAGTACCTCCAAATGTTTGAGTAGATGCAGTTACTACACCTGTTGTAGATACTCCAGCGTTAGCTATTGTGATATTAGGAGTAGTACCTCCGCTTGATGAAATAGGTAATGAGCCTGTAACGCTTGTTACCGTTCCATTTCCATTACCTGTGCCTGCTCCAATAGCCGTTCTAAAATCCGATGCGCTTAAAGCACTTACAGTGTTATCTGCGTTAAATCTCGGGAATGTTATAGCTGAAGGATTAGTAAGCATAAACATATTTTGTCCTATTGTTGTACCTCCCAAATCACTACGCATTCCATCGGCTGCCCTTTGGCTAACTGTGTTATCTGCATTATATCGTAAAAAGGATATAGCCCCTAAATCAGCTAATAAAAATGTATTAGCACCTCTCACGGTTGCGCCAATAGCCGTTCTTGTATCAGCTGCATTTAAAAGGGTTATTGTGTTGTTTGTATTAACTTTAATAAATTTATCAGATACGGTATTTGTAATCCCAAACAATAATTTACCTTGAGCCGTTGCGCCTAAATTTGTCAATGCTCCATCGGCTGTAGTTGCACCCGTACCACCATTTAATAAAGGTAAAGCTGTACCACTGTATGTAAGTGCTAAAGTGCCGCTTGTTGTAACAGGTGAACCGCTTACATTAAATATAGAAGGTGCGGTTAAACCTACACTTGTAACGGTACCAGTTCCTCCACCTCCTCCGCTGTATTGTGGAATATTTAAAGTACTACCTATTAATGTAGCTGCTCCACTTGTGCCCGTTGTGGTTAGTGTAATATTGTTTTGTTTTGCCGCAAATCTTGAAGTAAGATTTAATAAAGATGTATCAGCATCTCGAAAATACGGTGATAACATATCTAAAGTATCAGATATATTAACTTTATTATTAAAAGTATTCCAATCAGTTGATGTCAAAAAACCATTTACGGAGGTTGTTGCCTGTGTTATAGATAAAGTCCTATTAGCCGTCAAATTACCTCCCCCTTGTAATGGCGCCGTTGTTGCTATAGTTATTGTGCTATTTGCTGGCGTAAATCCTAAAGCGGCTTGTTTGTTATTAAATGTAGTCCAATCAGTTGAAGTTAAATACCCATTTCTTGCGCTTGTTGCACTTAATAATTCTATTGTTGGAGTAGTTGTGTTATTGTCTATTGAAATTGGATTACCCGAAGTAGTTGCAGCATTTACCGTTGTGACAGTACCTGCACCAATAGCACTCCTAAAGTTAGTAGCCGTTAAAGCCGAAACAGTATTATCAGCGTTAAACCTCGGAAAAGTTATTGCCGAAGGATTTGTCAAAGTGAACATTGATTGCCCTACCGTTGTGCCGCCTAAACTTGTGCGGCCCGTAGATGGCACTAAATCAGTGCTACCTCCGTCCCATTTTAGTCTATCGGTAAATGCGGTATTCCAATTACTCGAATTATTTGGAATAGATGACGCCCAAGTTGAACCTGTTGAAAGGGCTATGCCTGCATCTGGGTAAATAGGATTTGGAAACACGCCTGTATTTATTGAACCAATACCACTTACAGTTGCTACGGTATAATTTGCACCTATTTTAAACGAGGTAGAGGCAATAGTAATTTTATTTGTATCTGTTAAATTATATTGGTCATTGTTTAATAGTTGCCCGTTTCTAAAAACTAAAATATACGCTTTTAATTGAATGGGAAATTTAGGAGTTATTGTCCACGTTAAAACACTTGATAAGGCTGGTTGATATTCTTGTTTTAAAATCTTTATGGTATCATTTCCGATAGCTACATTAATTGAATCCTGAAGCCTTGCGTAAATCGTTGACGTATCTAAACGCAAAGTTCCCGTCGTTGTTATTGTACCGCCAAGTAAACCAAAACCAGAACCAACGCTTGTAACAGTACCCGTTCCTTTTGCATCTATTCTATTTGATAATGATATAGTATCAGATGGATTTAATTTTGATGCAAATCTTGTAGTAAGATTTAATAAACTTGTATCTGTTAACTCCATTAATACAGATAAATCAGCCGACACCGTGCCCGTGGTTGTGATTGGATTAGGTGATACAAGTATTCCCGTACCACCTGAAATTGAGGTAAGGCTTCCCGATCCTCCACCCGAACCTGCACCACCACCACGGGGAAAAATTACCGTATAATTATCGTTAACTTTGAATGATGAAGCTGAAATAACCACGCTTGTTGACGTTGGTACGGTGTATTGAGAAGGTAATAAGATTTGTCCGTTGCGATACACTTGAATAAAAGTAACTCCCCCGGGAATTAAAGTGTCTGTTTGTGTCCAAGTTAAGGTTGACGTTGTTACGCCTGTACTATAATCCTGTCTTGCATATAATCTACCCGTTGTGTCCGCGTATGCTTTGGTTGCATAGTTGGCTAACATTGCAGCCGTATCACTTACTAAAAGGGCTGCCGTTGTATCGCGCCATAATCCACCAGAATAATATAAAGATGCCTTGTCAACTGGCGAAGTTATACGTACATCATGAAGCTCGTCTAATTCCTGCCCGTTGCGAATTTTGACAAATAATTCTCCCGAACCAGCGTTACTTTTAACGCAAACACCAATATATACCGTGTGTTGTGGTGCTTGCGGCTTTGTTGATGTTAATCCTCCTGCGACCGTTGGCGATAAATAAACCGCAGAATCCTCTACTAATGCACTTGTATTTATATTCGTAATTAATCCTTCTGTTATTATATATCCGCTTTGATTATTCGCTATGCTTTCAGCAACTATTCCAAAAGTATTAGCAGAAAAGGCATCTGTAACGCCTAAGGCTTTTGCAACGGTTATTCTATTTCCCTGACTACCTGATAAATACACCGCCGTTCCTTTTGATAACGTTGCACCCGTGCGATTATTAACCCGTTGGTGTAATTGTTGCCCAATAACATTGGTAACATTACCTCCCTTTAATCCTTGAATCAAACTTCCTTGCGTATCATTATATTCAACCTCACCTACTCCAACCGTTCCATCTTTTGCCGTATTAAAAGTAATAGAATCAAAAGGCATGGTTATACCTCCACCACCGCCAACCAAGCCCCAAACGTTTGAAGTAAAATCAAATGAGTATATTTTTAAATTAACCGTATCAATAATTAACCATGCGTTTTGATTTGATAGGGGTTGAATGCTTGCAGTGTCGGAAATTGAACCGCGCCAAACCAAACCGTCCGCTGTGGTCTGAAAACCTAATCTTTGTTTATTGGTATTTGTAGGAAATTGGGCAAATACAAATGATGAAGCCAAAACAATAAAAGCAATAACAAGACCTTGTTTTTTATTCCCTACTTTGTCAATGGTTTTGCCAATAAACTTTCTTGCTATTCCCATGACTAACTCTTTCACTAAAACTTTACCAATATTGCCAATGGCTTTTAAAAATTTTCTTTCTTTTTTTGGTGCCTTAATTTCTTCCATTAGTTTATGTTTATTGCAAATACAATGTAATTTGAACCATCGTAATGAGTATTACTGTCAATGGTAATAGTGTCTGGCTGGGTAATGATGTATTGAGATGCTATTAATTTTTGACCGTTTTGATAAACCTGAATTGAAGCATCTGTATTTGTAGTTGGCAAAACACCGCTATTTTTAGTATATGTCAAAACGTTGGATGAAGTGTTTAAAAACTCTTCGGAAAATATAGAAATTAGGGAGCCAGTTACCGTAACGTTTGTAATACTTTCATTTACATTATTATTAACCACGCCGCCACTACCTGCGTTATTTGCAACTAATTGATAATCTCTAGGCTTTGAAATAACTACTCTTTCGGTATAACTAGGCATGGTCATCTATTTTAAAAAAATCACCTCTCCAAATATCGGTATTTAAATCAAATAAACCACGTTCAAAAATATAGTAGCCTCCAGAATACTCAATGACTTTGTGAGGCAAATAAACATTATCAATACTTAGATTTTGAAATGGCATATCAATCATTCGAGGTAAAGGTCTTAACTGTCCTTTTATTACTTCATTTACAAGTAGCTGCGTCACTTTATTAAATCCCTGTCCGTTTGCAACGTCCCAAGTATTACTTAATTTAAATGTACCGGCGTCCTCTTTAACCTTTAAAGCTCCATTTGTTGTGGCTGAAATTCCATCACCTAAATAGGTATCTAAATCAAATATTACGGACGATTTTTCATCATTATCTGATCCGTATTCCTGAATATCTGCCTGTCCTCCTATTGTTCCATCTGGTAAAAATTCTAAATAATTATTCATTATCGTATAAGATAAAGCGTAATTACTTATAATATTTGTACCTGCTTCATTTCGCATTTCTTTTAAGCGCATTGACCATACATACTCCGCAGTGTCCGGAATATCTAAAGTGTCAAATGAAATAGTTTTATTTACAACAAAAGCATTATCGGAAAAAACTGTTTCGACATTAAACTCATATTCTGCAGCCGTTGTTTCCCAGCTTGCAGCATCTAATTGAAAATTAAATCCAGAAGTATATACTACATTCCTTTTTAAGTATTTATTTTCTTGCTTAACTTGTAATGAAGTTATTTTACCCGTAAATTTTGGCGTAGAAATTGAATCTAATTTTAATGTATCTGTGTTTGTTGATTCAATAATATATTCATAATCGCCCGTTTCGGTTATTGTTTTTGTTACTCCACCTAAACGCAATCTTAATTCACCTGTGTTTTCTAGTTTAACTTTAATATTTACATAATATTTTCTATTTGCTGTAACACTAAAAGAAGTATAATATGCTTCCGTTGCAACTAAAGTTCCTTCTAGTATTGCATTATCAATTAGCCATCCGCTACCTAATGTCCAATTAGCTGAAGCAAATCCTTGTAATGGAAAAGAATTTACAATTGAAGCTAATTTTATAGCAAATACAAATTGATAAGGTTCAAAATTAGCAGGCGTTAACGCACTTGCATAAAAGTTTAATATACCTGTATAGCTTAACCTTGCTTCTACATTTGTGCTATCTAATGTAGGTGTGATAACTTGTTCAGGCGTGGCGTTAGTTGCGTAGCTATATTCTTTTCCTGCAAGTAAATTTTGTTTACCAAAATAATTATAACGTATAACTACATTTTTTAAAGGAGGATAATATGACCACCTTCCGCCACTTAAACGCATCAACTGACTATTTTCCAAATCAGTTTGAAGATTTAAAATTCTAAAATCTAAATTAAAAGTTCCAGAACTTTGAATACCAAAACCATTATATTTAAAATACCTATGATTACTAGGATTAAGGTATTCATTGACTTGAATAAACCAATATTGATTACCACTAAATAATAATCTTGCGCCAAAAGTCTGGCATATCTTTTTTAAAACATCATAGCAACTTTGATAGGTATAATTATTTTTTGTATCTCTATGATAAAAAGCCCTATGATTTATAACTGTACGTAATGCAAAGTCATTATCAGCCGAATAATTAATACTATTTTCATGCCAATTAAAAACGGTATGAAGTATAGGTAAATTATTAGCCACTAAGTTTTCCTGGACAAAATCAAGTTGATTAAGACAATTACAAATGTGTTGAACGACTGTATCTTGACCTAAATAAGGACCAACCTCACTTTTATAAAGAATTGTTTTTAAATAAGCTAATCCGTCAACGGCTTCTATCTGTGCAATAAATCCTATATCAGTTGTAACGTCTTCAAATTCCACTAAATCGGTAACTATATAACCATACCATTTAAATAATACAGTTGTGTTATCATCCTCATAACTTGTAAGCTCCATACTGAATCTACCCTCAACCGCAAAACCTATGTCATTAAGTAGTGTTTGTAATTGCTCTGTATTTATAATTAAATTTAATCTTAAACGAGATCCAATTATTGGAGCAAAACGCTCCATTCCCTGACTTGTTTCGCTATCATATTGAAGTTGAACATTAATTGTATCAAAAGTGCCAACGGAGCCTGAAAAAACTGTATCTTTTATTGATATAGTAATTTTTCTACCCTTTTCATTATATACCGTCGTTTGATACCTTACAGCCATTATTGAACTCTATTTAAAGTCTTTTGTGAACGATTTAATAAAATAATCAAATCATTTCCGCTAATTCTTGTTTCTAAGCTACCACCTATTCCCATATCACCCATCATGCTTTTTAACTTTGATAAAGGTGCAATTACTTCCGGGTCAACTCGCGCGGATTTGTTATCTCCAACCATTGCCATAGTTGGGCCGTATGCCAAACCACCTTCCGCTAATTTTGGAGCAGCAATACCATTTTTAATAGCAGTACCAATAGCAACTAAAGCAATACCAGCCGCAATAGCAAGAGGGGCCTGCGCTAAGGTAAGAGCCTTTTTTATTGCAAGAGCGGTTATACCTGCCTGAATAGCCATTTTACCAAACTGAATAATCGCATCCGCTAATGGTATTAATAACGCCTTTACTTGAAATTTAGCACCTGAAAAAGCATTACCAAGTTGTTCGCCAAAACCAGTCGCAACGTCTGTTAATACTCCATTAACTAAATTAGTTAAACCTTCGCTTAACTCTTTATTCATTTTTATTAATCCAGCAATTTTTTCATCGGTGTATTGAACCGCTTTAGCGGCTGCATTTTGAGCCATTGCAAAAGCATCTGTCTCCTCTTTTGCTCTTTGTGTTTCAGCAGTAACACTTCTTAATTGTTCAGGTAATTTACCTATTGTTGGAAGTAAATTTGTAGGTGATAATGTTTCATTTTTAGGTTGTGTAACTACACCGCCACCTCCACCTCCCGTCGTTGTGGTTGTTGGCTCTATTATATCCTCGGTAACAATACCACCTGTTTTACCTCCTGTTTTTGGAGTAGCTACAAATAAACTTTTTAATTTACCTTTAAGGCTATCAACTGTTTCACCGATGCTTTTAAATTCCGCTGCAACTACTCTTTGTTCTTCTTGATACTTTGTCATACCAGACAAATCAAATAATTGAAGACCTAAAAACTTTTGAAGTGTATCTAATTTACCGACAATAAAAGTAACTCCTTGCATTACGGAGTTCTTAATATTTATCCAAATATTTTTAAAATTATCGCTAAACGCTTTCCAGTTATCATAAACGTATAAAGCAATCGCGCCAACGGCAGCAATGGCAGCCACAACTGCAAGTATAACAGGATTAGCAAGAATAGAAGCAAAAGCCGTAGATATTGCACTACTCATTAATAAAATTGTAGTTCTTATTAATCGTATAGTTCCTGCAAGCGCTCCGAAAGTAGTGATTAATTTACCCACTATAAATATTGCGGGCCCAATAGCCGCTACAATTAAAGCAGTTTTAACAATAAATTCCTGAGTGGCAGGATTAAGACCTTTAAAACCCTCTACTAAGTAGTTTATCTTTTCAGATAAAGCCGTAAATACTGCCTCTAAATTCAAACTATTATTTATTGCTTTTCCAAGTTCTGCAAGACTATTTGTAACGTTATCTTTTAGATTATCAAAAGCATTACCTAAACCTCCGTTGGCTCTTTCTAATTTGCTTAAAGCCGATACCGAACGCGTAATAAACTCTTCACTATTTACGCCAATGGCTCTAATGCCTTCGGCTGTAACAGTGCCAAATTCCTCTTTCATTACACGAGCAAACTCTGGCAGCCTTTCTTTAATCTGATTAAGATCTTCTTGCGTAACTTTACCAACTGCGCTTATTTGGCTTAAAGCTAATGTAACACCGCTAAACTGTTCTGCTCCACCTCCTGCCCTTGCTACAGCATTACCAAATTGTGTTATAGTTTCCCTTGCAGCGTCGGCACTCATACCTACAGATTGTAAAGAAGCTGAAGCCTTAACAACCTCGGGTAAAGCAAGACCAGGATTTTCAGCAACCTTTCGTAGTTTTTCTAATTCAATAGCTGCCCCTTCACTACTTCCCATAATGGCAATTAAACCATTTTGCAGTTTTTCCATATCCGCAAAAGATTTTAATGCAGCCGCACCGACACCAATAATAGGTAGTGTTAATGACTGGGTTAAAGTTGAACCAAGATTAGACATATTTTGTCCAAATCTTGTCATAGATTTTTCTACCTTACCTAACTCTTTGTCAAGATTAGTGGTATCAATCCCCAGCTTTAAAAGTAGTTTACCTATTGCCATTATGCTTCTTTATCCCATTTGTCAAATATTGTTTTGTCAGTATTTGTCAAACTTCTTTTAGTTTCTTTTTTAGTAGGATTCTCCCATGGAAATTCAATTAAATCTTTTGGCTTTAAACTCTTTCCTTTTGCCGTATGGACATTTAGTAAAAGTGTTGTTTGCCATCTTATTCGTTCCCATTCTGTTTGCTCCTGTTGTTCAAAGTGATTGTTATAACCTTGCATAGCCATAACAACCTCTTTAAAACTCATATCATTGTATTGCGAAGGAGGGAATCTTAAAACTCCGAAACAAAAGCGTTCGATGTATTCAAGGGTGAGTTCTCCGCCTTCGCCACTACGTTTTTTTGGATATCATCTTCTGGTGGTGAAATCTCATTTGAAATCATTTCCATGATACGAGCTATGCCACCCATATCAGTATCAACCAAATCACAAAAAGATTGTAAATCGTAAGGACATTTTTCGCCTTTAGCTTTATACCCTTGTTGAACGCCTGCAAAGGCAAGTTCAAGAGCCAAAAGAAGATCTTCGCCAAGGAGGGAAAGGTCACTTAATTTAAGCTTCCTTTCCCTTAAAAATGTACCTAAAACGAACATACCAAATTTAATTGGAATGTCCGCATTAGCTATTTTTATTGTTTTCATTTTAGGTAATTTTTAAATTATGCTTTAGTAGTTTTCACGATTGCGCCTGTAACTTCAAATGAAGCTGAATAACTTACATTTTCTTCCACACCAGCATTAAGGTCTAATGATGTACAAATGGCACTCATTGTGTAAACATTATCACCCACAACGTCGGTTGTAAACTTAATGGTCAATGCGGTACCTGCTACAAGGTCGGTAAACAGGTCGTCAAACAAATAGTTTGTTGAAGCATCTCCCGGGCCAGCATATAACGCCTCCGTAGATAGTGTTCCAGAAAGTTGTCCTTTCTTTACTTCCCTCCATCCACCTGCCGCAGAATCCTTTGTAAGAATTTCACGCATAGCAGATGAAATGTTCATTTGGCAAGATGTTGCGTAACCGATAGCAGTACTATCTTTGTATAGTCGCATCAACGTACCATTAATTATGCCAGTAGTTGCCATTTTTATTTATTTTTTTGGTTTAGTAATATTTTCTTCTTCTTCGTTTTGGAAATATTCCGCAGGAACAGGAATAGGAATGTAAACAGGCTCTTGTTTTACCTC